CGGCGAGATGTGCAATCTGGGAAACGGCCAGTTTGTCCACTAAGTCATTCGCACGATTGTACTGCCATGCGCCGAAGGCGGATACAAGTGCCAGAACTACGCCTACGATCATCAAAGGACTCATGACGGTTCCTTACGATTCTGATAACTACGCACCCCGAACATGCCCAGACAGGTGATAGCTACGGGGGCACAGAAACCCATGAATACAGGGGTTAAGGCCACGATGCGATCAACCGGCGCTGTAAAGAACATAGTGAGCAAGAGCGCAAACACCGTGACCAGTATCGCCCCTGCCACTTCCCTAGCATATGACTTCATCTATAATCTCGATCTGTAGAGTGCCTTCGGCGGCTGCGTCACGTACCTTGCGATAGAGTGCTTCATACGCTGAAGTAGACTTGCCGATAGTCATACTGTCAGACGAAGCCGTCTGTCCTACAAGAATACACCCTTCCGTATGGTCATCCGTATTACCTATGTGAATATAGACCCAGTTAAAATCGTTTACATCCCTGAGCCATAGCATGCCTTCGTGTAGGCCTGGAAACTTTTCAGCGTACCGCTTCGTCATACCGCCTTCGGCGCGTAGGCTTACTTGATAGACCCCTGATGGAATGCGGGTTTCCCCTGCCACCTTGTAGAGCTGCTTTTGATCTTCAAGACCAAAGCACTGGAACTGACCATCAAGAAACAGAGCAGAAAGGGTAGCCTCCTCAGACCCCCTTAATCGCTGAAGAAGTAACTTCATTTACTATCCTTCATTATGTGACCGACAATGGTTGTGAGCTGCCTTTCCATGGAATTTAAAGTGCCTTCAACTCTGGCTAGAGCCTGTGCCGTGCCGTGGGACTTTAGCCGTTCTTCGTTAATTACCTCGTATTGTCTCCTATTTGTGATGAAGTTTGCAGAAACTTGTTTTTCCACGGCAAGCATTCGGCTTTCCATTTTAGAGGACCAAGAGGTGGCTGAATAAACAAACACAATCGTTTGAATCGCCAAACCAACTATGATACCGATAGGAACCCGTCTGTCTAGGTGCCATTTTTCTGTTGCTTCTTCTTTAGTCATGTTACTTAATCACCAACAAAGTTGTTCTTCCAATAGCCGTGCCTTCTGCCGTGTCCCCCGGTTCAATTTCTATGTGGTCTTGAATTGTTTCAAGACGATCCAGAATACCGGATACCCGCTCATCCACGAAGTCTACTTTACCTTGCACTGCTATCACTATAAAGTTAGACCCTGAAACTGGACCAGATATATTAATTCGTTCACTAGGGTTAAAGGTGAGAACATCGTAAGGGGCGTTTTTCCTTAAGCGAGTCTTAATACAAAGGAACTCTGTATTTCCCTGCTTAATCTCATACGTGGATAAAACTCCATCCACCTTACTAGGGTAAGTATCTCTAAACCCTATAGCCGAGATCTCTTCTAAAGATTCTCCTTCTCGTTGGAAAGTGGCTCTTCCTTTCGTTACACACTGTATGACATTTTGGTTACCCCCGATAAGGCTTTCATTTCTGTCGTTGGTGCCCCCGCGATAGGCCACAATCTGGAGTTCTGCAGAAGTATACACCCAGTGACGTTCTATCGAAGTCACTTGCACCCTGGAGTTAGGTACGAACCCGTTAACTGGTTGATTCTTAGGGGGATTTCCCCTAGGATCTCTTTTAACTTTCTTAGGCACTTACTCCTCCCAATCTTGTTCCTGTGACTATCCAATCTATATTACTGGCGTTGATTGCGTAGTTCCCTGGAGCTCCGCCGCTGCCTCCAGGATCCCCGCCACACGGCCCAGATCCAGCAGATCCGTTGCTTCCAGTAGCACCTAATGTTCCACCATTTCCCGCTGCGGCATTTCCAGATCCAGCTCCCTTTCCTCCAGCACCCCCAGCACTGTCTTCACAGGGGGGATCTGAATGACCACCCCCACCTGTAACTGTATTGTTTCCGTGACCGCCCCCACCTCCGCCTCCCCCAGCGATGGTGTCATTATTAAAGACTTCTATAGCCACTGTCGCATCAAGAGCATTTCCTCCTACTCCTCCTGCTCCTCCATCAGATACTCCCCCTGTTCCTCCCTCTCCTTCTATGCTTCCGTTGTTTATAAGACGAACAGTAGAACCCACCGCAAAGCTTCCAATAGTCATAGCAGCAGTGCTAGATGAAGTAGACCCTATCACCACCCCGGAGTTAACTGTAAGAATATATGTTCCAATTCCTGCTGGGGACCCAAAGAGTGAGAACATATTCACATCATTGGTGTTAGAAGCAAGAGTTACTACTTCACCACTGCTGCTTGCGATGGGGATCGTTCCAGATAACGGCATTACTGGCCCTTCACCCGCTTGTACGCTCCACGGAACTTATTTACTTCCTGTGGCGGGTCAAGTAGCGGAGACAGGGCTTCAATAAGCTTCTGAGCCGGTCCGGGCTGTATCTCATTAGACGGACCACCGATACGAATATTCTGGATAGCCTCCCGAATTGCACCTGCCTGCTGATGTAGTGCTTCAAACCATATAAAGATCGCGTCAAGCTGCTCCTGTACTGCGTCTTCATGGGGCATCCCTTGATCTGCCATTATACCCTCAGCCACTACTTGAGCATGGGACTTAATCGGCGCAGCTTCCTTGGGCTTCTGCCGGTACTCGTGCTCTAGCACCAGTTGATTCTTTATCAACTTAGTCTCGGTATTGACAAGGATGCAGTCTTCGGGAACCGCATTCTCCACCACCCTGACATACCCAATGGACCTGAGGTCTTCGTTAGTCCACAGGTTAAATATATTCGCTGGATACTGAGTGCCGTTTGGCCCTTTGACCCCTTGTTCATGGGGATATATTTCCTGTACAGGGACACTAAACCGCTCCCCATCATGGGTGAGTTTTGCTATTTTCATGCTGTTATCCTACGATACGTTTGTGGCGAGGGAGGCATCAATGTGCGTAGAAGTCCGGACGACATAGTCTAGTCTGTCTATCTGCGTGTCAGTTGTGGAAGCGGTAGGGGCTGATCCTCCCGCAAATTTCCAACTGCTCCCGTAAGCGACGGTATTGCTGCCTGCTGCGTGTACAATCCAAATGCTGCCTGACTGTCCCGGTCCCACATTAGTGGGATTTGCAATTGTCGTAATTTCTGCAAGAGCAGCTATCTGAAAGAAGCAGCCTTCTGCTAAGTTTACCGCAACAGAGTTACTGGAGCTCGTTAAGGCAATGAGCGTACTCTGTCTCGCGGCACCTGTGACATCTATTACCCCGTCCCCATTGGGGGTGATGTTAATGTTGCCATCGGTGTTGGTGGAAGAAAGCGTGTTGCCATCTAACTTAAGATTGTCTACACTGGCTTCGGTCGCCGGGGTGGTTGCTCCAATAGTCCCACCTTCAATGACAGGTGAGGTCAGGGTCTTATTTGTCAGGGTTAGCGTGCCCGACGTCACATACGCTACGAGGCTTTGCTGAGAGACTAAAGCTGTGGCGCTGTTAGCTGTCATTGCATCGTCATCAAGGATCGTGGTAACGCGAGCATTAGCCGCGCCTAAGCGGACCCCAGAGTCAGAAATATCTAGCCTGGAGGTCCCCCCAGTTTCGTAGCTCTGAGTGTCCGTGCCAAACAGGATAAGGTTGTTGACATCACCCACATGTTTGATATTAGTTGCGACAAGTAGGTCATTATCGACGTACAGATCATTGATACCGCTGGTTAAGTTAGCTGAAGCATCTAAGACCAACGCCTTACTTGCCTCAGCGGTACCGGCTGTGACCCCTAATTCACTAGCGTTGATATTGGTTATCACGTTGCCGGTGCCGCTGGCATCAATTGTCTTATTGGTCAGTGTAGCTGTACTGGAGGCCGTAAGGGCTGCCGTTCCCGCAATCGTTAAAGCGGCGAAGTTGTTAATTGCTTCAACAACGTTTGTCCCGTCACACTTGAGACACATGCTGTCTCCCGAAGGGACGGCTATGCCCGTGCCTGCGCTCGTCTTTACGGTCACCGCAAAAGTGTTGTTATTAGTGACAAAGTACAGCTTGGTTGACGTGGGAACAATTAAGTTACGGGTGACAGTTATCACCCCATCTGCAATCACCAAGAATATATTTCTAGCTTCGTCAGCGGTGCCGTTGGCCGTGGTCAGGGTGTAATCAGAATCACCACTAAACGTGATTGCCGCAGAACCCGCGATGGCTGCTTCTATCAGGGTGCCAAGGTTCCGGTTATTAGTCGTCCCCCATGTGTCTGACTGGTCACCACTACCCATCAACTCAATACGAAGAAGTGTCGAATAGGTACTGCTCATGAGGTTACTCCGTATTCAGTTTGGTACCTTCTCCGTACCTCGAGATTTGTGGCTTCTTTCACCTTGCCGTATTCACCTTCCCACTTAGCCTGCTCTACGTCATTTTGCAGAAACTCTTCCCCGTAGGCAAGGCAGGCGAACATGAGAAGGTCTTCATGATTATCACCAACTTCCGTATTCAAGTTACTCACCGAAAGGCCGGAAGGCTCTCTGCGGTAGTATACTTCATAGGCGTAATTTTGATCAGGCACCGGCCCTAGGATATAGTTTGTTTCGTTCACTTCTGCATAGAACTTGGGTTGTGACTGCGTGGTTGTTGGGGAATAGTCAAGAATATAAGTGTCTATTCTCTTTTCTAAAAATACTACTTCCCCAGAAACTGTTATCGCTAGTGCTCTTGTGGTCCTAAGATCAGCGGGCTGTGCAAATGTTCTGGTACCCGCGACGAATGTTCCCGTGGCGGATGTGCGAAAAGCAGGTAGTTCGGACACATCACGAAAAATACGGTGTTCGGCATTTGTAATGATCTGCGGTATCTCGGCAATAAACTCCGCGCTATCGTCCTCGCAATAGTCCTGTATCTGCTGAAGAAGAGTTGTGTAGTTCATTAGTCAACGTCCCTATCTGGGCGAGGATGTTTAAGCGCCTGTGGATCATGAGCACTGCGGGGTTCTAGCTGAGGATGTTTTGGCTCCCAGCACTCACCACAAACACGAAAGCCTGTCCATTCTGGCCGTAAAGAAAGATACGGCACTTTAAACCCACATCTATCACACATGGCCTTTGAATAGGTGCCCCTCGCGTATTTTCTCGCCATTAGGTGCCTATCACAATCTGAAGATCAGCTTTATCCCGCTCTTCCATTTCAGCCTTCTTAAACTGGTCTTCGGCTTTAGCGTCCATGATCGCGGCCCTATTCGGGTCCATGTCTTTTCTTTTCATGTACAACTTACTCGCCAGACCCGCGCACATAGCCTCAGTCCACCTATAGGGGACATCCGCATCCTGCCCCGAAGCCGTTATGTCCTCCATTTGTCGGAGAGCCCAGTATTCAAATGTGTCGGTGCTGTTTTCCGGCACCGGCCATAGATAAAGAATAGGGGTGTACTGTCGATCTATGAAGTACGAACTGGCAAGACCCTGAACAGTTTTATCTGGCAGCGCCTGATACTCACTCAGGCTAATCCGCATTAGCTCAGTGTCTACACCACTCCGCTTGAGAGCTGGCTCCAAAGCGTCGATAGTTCCTTCAGGAAGAGTATAAGTGATTGTTCCAGCGACCAAGGCCTGTGAAACTTTATCCAGAGTCCAAAGGTTAATCCCCCTAACAGACCATTCACTAAACAGAAGATTAAGGCTCCGTCTAGCCGATCTCGCTTGGTACCCGGTAAGGAGCTGAGCATCAACACCACCGCGTTCATAAGATTCCGTGATGATCTCTTCAACATCTAACCTGAAGGTAGTTGTTCCACTTGTTGCCATTATAGAAGCACCCAGTTTTTACGATCAACAGAAGTTTGTTCTCCTAGGCCTTCCTCAAGCCACACATTCCTATCTCCAACACCGGGGCTTTGTGTGACTCCCGATAGCAGGGTGCGAATTTTATCTTGGAGCGTTATACCTGGATAAAGGTTCAACCCCATCACACGACCTGCGGCATCGTCAGTAGCGTCAGGGTTTTCCATCATCATAGGCACGGGACTGGCAAAGCCAATCATAGCAAAACGCTTATCCCTTGTATCTATGGCCACTAGCTCCATTCTCCTCTAGTCGCGGTGCCCGCCGAATCAGAAAGGGCTGCCGAAGCTATGGTTGTGGTCGTATCATCTGCCTTCAGTGTCTGTGTAGTCGCCGTCTGCGTAATACGATTACGCCCTAATGTATACAGCCAACCTATCTTCGAAGCTATGCTCGCGTTTGCCGCTGGAATAGCCGAAGGCTCTGGGTTGGTGTCAACAGTCAAGACGTCAGAAACCTCGGTGTTTATCTCGGCTTTAGCCGCTGTACTAAACCCGGCCAAGGTGCCCACCACGTTACCGCCTAGATTGCCCGTTACGCTACCAACGCTGCCCGCCACGTTACCATCTACGTTACCGGCCACGCTGCCTACCGCCCCAGTAACCGAGCCCACAGCGCCAGTTACGCTGCCTACCGCCCCGCTGACACTGGCAACCGAACCATCAACGTTACCTGTCACAGTGGTTACGCTCGTTACGGTGGCCACAGCGTCAGCGGCAGGGTCAAAATAGGAAGCAGCGGGCAGGGATCTAGCTTCTAGGAATGTCCCTACAGGAAGCGTAGGTATCCCAGTTGCTGTGAAACAGAGATGGTCAAGATTAAGAGCGACAAGACCATCATTAACCTCAGATTCAATTTCCGCTTTTGCGGCAGTGCTGAAACCTGTGACATCTCCCGATATATCACCACCAACATTACCAACAACGCTAGCGACAGTGCCATCAACATTTCCTTGTACATCTCCTGTTAGGTTGCCCGTGAAGGCAGTTGTCAAAGACCCGGTTATCACAGTAGCCGCATTGGTGCCTGCGATGAAGACGCCTCCGGCGCTCCCTGCGGTGATACTGGGAAGGAAGTCAGTTTTAACCTTGATTGCGTCTACTACGCTGTCAATGGTTGTTAGGGCACCAGAATCAGGCAGTGCATCAGTAACCGCCTTGATGTCCCCTGTTTCGCTGGCTATGAGACCCATAGAGCCGACTGCTACGTGATCTGCCTGTGCTTCGTCCCACACAGCATCGGCGATTGCCGCATTATCTGTGGCGGCTGCCACATTCGCAATAAGGTCAATTGTGTCTCCTATTGCCATTGTGAAGATAGCCGGGTCAGCTGATAAGGTGATCGTCTTGGTGGCCCCCACATAGTCCGAAACAGAGCCCACAGCTTTCTGTGTCGCAGTGGCGCTGTCTGTGACAATAGCTACCGCGTCGTTGTACGCGTCATTATCAGCACTTCCGGCCGTCAGGGTAAAGCTGACTTGACTGGCGAGAGTGGCAATAGTGGTGGACTGGAGTAGATCTGGTGCCGATCCTGCGGCAGACCAGTCGGCGTCGCCACGGTCTCTAATCGCTTGTAAGCTGTCGGTGCTAGGGACAAATGAGCTCCAGTCCTCTGTGGCTGAAACCATGTGAGCAATAACAGAACCATCCACAATAACGTCAGCAGCAGCAGCAGCCATAAGATGGTCAAGATGAATGTCCGTAAGCGACGTGTCCATTTCTGCATTCACACTACTCTTCATAGTCGCGGTTAGGTCCCCTGTTAGGGACATTGCATCGCCAGCCACGGAAGGAGCGTACAAGCCCTGAGCCGTGGCAAGTGTGACTCCGTCACTGCCAGTTATAGTGTCAAGATCGCTTTGAGCAGTAGAAATGAGATCACGAACACTACTGCCAGAAGCAGCAGGATCGCCCAAGGCTTCGCCGAAAGTGCCCGCCGTCTGATTTGTTGTAGCATCTCTGTCCCATACCCCGTCTGTTATGTCACTAACTGTTGGGGGAACATTTCCCGCCGCTGTGTCAAGGAGTAGATCTAAGCGCCCGCCGTTCACCCAGTCTGTCTGAAGTTCTCCGGTATCAGAAAGAATAGCTGCCACTTCGGTGGCAACCTCCCCGAAACTGCCAACCGATACATGATCAGCCTGCGCCTCATCCCATATCAGATCAACGGAGGCAGCAGTGAGAGTGACACCGGCGGTGAGGGTATCAAGATCGGTTTGGAGAGCTGCGATGGTTGTCGGGTAGTCATCAGTCTGGAGCTCGTTTGTATCGGCGAGGATGAGCTCAACGTCTGTGTTGATAGCGGCAAACCCCGCCGCCCCGTTAGCCAGAGCATAGGTATCCCCTGTCTGGTTAGTGTGCCCAGTCACACTTCCAACCGCTCCCGTAACACTCCCAACAGAACCTGACAGATTACCGGTTATGTTCATTGTTTGATCAGGCAAATTGATAGCGGTCAGCCCCGCCCCCGCTGCCCCTATTTCTGCCGTATCAGTTAGAATTAGGGCCGTCTCAGCCTTAAGAGCAATTATGTCAGCAGCTACATCAGTCCCCGCAGCATTAGTGATCACCGCCGCCTGAATGAGCTTGGCAATGGCAAGTATGCCGCCCGCTCTTTCTATGGAAAACGAGCCGACCCATGCGTTGATATTGGCCCCGCCATCAATGGTAACCCCTTCTATTCTCACAGCATATTCAGACCCTACCGAATAATCAGCATGAGCGCTGGTGTCAATAGTAATCATGTGATTACCAGTGACCCCATCAAAATCTATAGCGATCACCGCCCCATCAGTGGCGATCTGAGTTATTCCCCCATCCTTGTGAACCTTTATATCGGCATCAACTAAGTTGGTGACAGTCGCACTAATCGCAGGATCATCAGATGTGAATGTATTGAAAATGATATTGACCACATCATCTTCGGCGAAGTCTCCGTAATGAGGAACCGACATTTAGAAAGGTCCTCCAAAAGGACCGCGAAAGGGTCCTGAGAATGGGTGAACGGGCCAAGCGGGTGCTCCAGCAGGGGAAGCTCTGAACAAGGTTCTGCCTGAGCCAAAAGACAGCCTTACGAACCCTCGGTTTTGATGGTAAAATATCATTACGCGCTAAACCTTATTGTAATGAAGGTGTCATCTGCTGTCGCTACGGCAAATCTGTAAATAATCTCTATACCATTTGTATCGGCAGCAGCAAGATCAACTTGGTACATCCCGTTTGCCACTTCTGCAATGGTCGTGCCAGCGTCCTTTGCTCCGAAGGCCCCGCCATCAATTGATCTCGTCATGACAGGCACGAGTCCGGTAGCCGCTGTCACGTGATCCGAGGCTAGCACCATTAAGAACCCGACGTTATTGAGGGCTGTATTAGTTTTCGGCAGCATCGCATTGGCTATTTCAGTTACGGCATCGGTAGCTAGTCCTGAGGCCGTCAGCCAGTTCGCCGGGATTGTGGGTAGATTGGTCAAGTCTGTTACAGTGGCGATAGTCCCTATATTTGTCAAACCCGCCCCCGCCGTTCCAATCTCTGCAGTGTCTGCGAGGATAAGAACTGTTTCAGCTTTCACGGTGTCCACAACCGCATCAAGCGTAGCTATTAGACCCGGTACATCATCAGTCTGGAGCTCGTTTGTATCAGCGAGGATAAGAACTGTTTCAGCTTTCACGGTGTCCACAACCGCATCAAGCGTAGCTATTAGACCCGGTACGTCATCTGTTTGGAGCTCGTTTGTATCTATCAAGATAGCGGCGGTATCTGCTTTCATTGCAATAATATCAGCAGCAATATCTACTCCAGCAGCGTTAGTTATCACGGCAGCCTGGATAGCATCTAGTTCTGCTTGTAGTGTCGTTCCAGTATCTACTAAGATAGAATCAACGTTTGTGTCAATAGTTGAAATAGTTCCTGGGATGGTGGTTCCTGTATCGACAAGAATTGCGTCTACGTTGCCGTCAATGGTGGTGATGGTGCCGGGGATGGTGGTGCTAGTGTCCACAAGAATTGCAGCCGTGTCGACCTTTACCGTATCAACAACAGCGTCAAGAGTGGCGATAAGTCCGGGCACGTCGTCACCTTGCAGCTCATTAGTGTCCGCCAGTATAGCATCCAGATCCAGCCCCCCCGCGTCCGAAATAGCCAGCCCCCCTGCTGCGTCGGCTGCTGCGTTCGGCAACGCAGTTATCCCCATGCGAACGCCATCTTCAAAATTAACATCAACTAACTGGAGCAACTCGCCAATCACCACCATGTCTGTAACGGTGCCGTGAATCAGCACATGGTCAGCGCCAGTAGCGAACGCCGCATCGGGCACATCCACCCGATAGTAACCGTCGCCGATATGCTCAATGCCGCCGTCCGTGTGAGCTGTAGTGAGTGCGGCTAAGGCGACTTCGGTAATAGCGACGCTGGCTGCACCCTCACGCCGATAGGCCATGTCCATGCCGGTAGTGTTGTGTTCAACGCTTAGCTCGGGTGTGCCATTGGTACTGTCAACAATACGCACCACGGCTTGAATATCGGTTGAACCTTTAAGAATTTGTCGTGCCATCTCTTAAACTCCGGTATGTAAGCCGTGCTGCAACATGATTGGTAGAATACTGCCACCACCACCCCCCTCGGTGATGGTCACCACAGGGTCGACTGTGTACGTATCTAATTCTACTCCAGCACCCGTTCGGACCCGGAAGGTAAGGGTATCCAAGTTCGCCACGTCAGCATTAGGGCTAGTAAGAGAGTATTCTAACTCAACAATATCCCCCGCTGGGATAGTGTCTCCTCCAGAGATATCAGCATCCGTATCTGAAAGACCGTTATTGTTGGCGATAAAATCCTGTGCCCCTGTGAGCATCTGTGTTGTGTCGCCACCAGCCGTGATGTGCGTACTCGCTGAAATCTGCACTCCTCCGGTTGAACTGGTCGTGACCTTGAAGTAGGCGCCGCCGTTCTTGCTCGCCCACAGCTCAAAGGTCGGTGTAGCATAGGACGAGGTAGAGACCAGAAGCTGAAACCGAAGACGAAAAGGTGTGTCAACGGCTCGGCTGAAGTTCGTATCCTCGTTTGCTATCCATGTCGCACCGGGCAGGTTGAGCGTGAATGGAAACCCGACCGGGTTTCTGTCACCGGTGGCGTTCGTGATGTAAAGGTAAACCGTGCCCGGTACTGTGAAATCATCGTCAAGCGGGTTGGTCGTGGTAATCTCGTGTAAGTCTATATTTATAGAAGTGTCCGACCAAGTATTGACCTCGACTTCGATAATGGTGCCAAGACCTTCAGTCGCATTATTTGAGATCTCAACCTTGCCGGTGCTCTGCGTAGCTTCGGCGTTGGTGCAGACCACAACAACGCCTGTCCGCGTATCCACCGTATCATCGTCAGCGTCTACGCTGGTGACAGTAGGGTCAGTTCCACCGGCAGCCGCAGGCCGCAGCGCAATGGTGTACTGGGTGCTTTCCGCCGTGAGAAGGCTTGACGTATAAGCCGGAGCGCCCGGTGTCTCTGCACCAGCGGTCGCAATCTCTCTGTACCACGCCTGTTGTTGGCGATGCTGATGA